ACAATATAGAATAGCATCATATTATTTGATTTTATCGGTTAACAATTGGCAAACCTTATCGTAATTGCGTTCCTGGTAAAGCCACCCATGTATAAGGTTGTTTTGCTCATCGGTATACATTGACTTATCCCATTTCGGCTCATCAACAGCCCAAAAGGTTATTTTTTCGGTACCAAATTCATGGGCAAATGATTCATCATGAAATACCGGTTCGCCGGTAAATTCAACATCTAAGCCATGAACTACCACGTCTACTGTTACATTATCCTGCATACTGATAAAGTTTATGCCATTGCGGATTTGAGTATTGAGCCGCTGGGCGGTTAATAATAACTGGTTCTTCCTGAATCTCTTCTTCCATTGCCGTTTCTAATTCCTTGCGAATTGTTACAGCAATATAATAACATTTGTCATATGTAATGCCAAGGTTTAATGCCATTTCCCTCACTGTCATATTATTGCAGTTAGATAGGATATACTCCTTGTTTTTTTGATCAATTAGTTTCATTTGCTATATGGGTTTTCTGTGGTTAGTAAATTGTAATGAATTCCGTTTTTATTATCAAAAGGGTTTTTACTTGTTACTACATATCCAGTATCATCTTTGTGCATGAACTGAGTGCAATGCCAGTTACTATTGGAACTATCTCTCACCCATACAATTTGCCCTCTTTCGGGTAATAGTTCTGCTCTTTCTTGGCTGAAACCTTGTAAGGTGTATTCTGTGAAGGATAATAAAGGGGTTAAACTATCTAAATCATTGTCAAGACCGGCATAAGTATAATAATCGTTATAACCGTTGCATTTATCAAATGCAACCTCAATAGGATATTTTGTACTAAAAGATATATCAGTAACTTCACCCCATCCATAGCGAGCATCGTACACTTTATCCCCAACTTTAAATACTGTTTTCATTTTTTATTTCATTTTCGGGTAAAAAAATTGATTTAACATATCCTAACTTCTCGAATCGTTCCACCATAATTTCAAGTTCCATTACAGCAATGCCGCTGTAAATCATGGCGTCTACTATTTTTCCAAGTAGAATGTGGCGGTCTTTGGGGTTCATATCGCCCCATTTTGGTAAAGGTTTGTTTTCGTTGCACATAGTTAATATTTTTGATTAGATGGCAAATATAGAAATATTATTTAAATAAAAAAATATTTTTATTGATATTTTTTAACTATTTTTGCAAAAACTATAAAATATGACAACCCAAAAGAAAAAGGTAGGTAGAAAGCCAATGAATCCGGCCGATAAGAAAGTAACTGTAATTAGTTATGTAAGATTAAGACAAGTGGAGGAATTTAAGGCCGAAATAGAAAAATTGTTAAATAAATTAAAAAATAAATAAAAAATATTTTTTTTATTCAATTAGTTGTTTTATCTTTGATTTATCAAACACACTAAACCCCACCGGCGCGGGTAATCCGGAACAAACATGAAACAATCCTTCTCTCAACGTCAAATGCACCTACATAATCAGTGCATTATCATTCTACAACAAATTGAGGCAAACAAGTTAGAACGTATTTCCATTGGAGTAGATTCCATGAAGTACCAGCATGACTATTTTATGCTGCCAAATGTAAAGACATTGCACATCGAACTTAATCAGCACAAATTAGCTGAATTAGACACTAAGCGCATGGAGTTACTAAGCCAGTATGCTGAATTAGTGCAGCAGCTTATACAGCCTGTAATAGATCGTATTTCTTAATCAAATAAAATAAAAGAAAATGACATCAATCATTATTTTAGTAATACTTATAATCTTAAATGTATATTTCGCAATAATTCAAAGGGGTTCTAAAAAATCATTTGCGGCAATTTTTAACGCATTTGCAGCAGGTGCTTGTTTTATGGCTCTTTTAAGTAAGCTACAATATTTAATTATATTTATAACCAAATAAACCAAACCAACATGAAACAAGTTAAACAAAGCATCGCAATTATTTTATTCCTATTAGCCGCGTGCCTGGCAGATAGTTTTGGACAAGACTATAAAAGCATTAAAACAGAGTACGCCAAAAAGAACATCAAAAGCGGTAATTATGATGTTTACAAAACTGATTATTCGAGCCATGAAATAGAATACTTATCTGATAAGTCACAAGTATTATTTATCGGGCAAAACGATAATAGAGTTACTACCGATAAGTTAATATATCAAAAGAATGATGGAGGCGTAGAGACAGAAGCCTACAGCGCATATTTCAATACAATAGATAAACAATGTACTTTAGTTACCTCCAAAGCTTCATTAGTTGCTATGTGGGTTATATTTTACGCTAATAATGGCAATGAATACAGTATTAAATATTACGTTAAACTTTAAAATAAACCAAAATGCACGAAATCGTAAAGTCAACACAAGACGCCATGAGTATTGGCGAAGTATTTTTTAAGTCTGGAATGTTTTCAGACATTAAAAGCGCACAGCAAGCGGTGGTCAAAATACTCGCAGGATCTGAATTGGGAATACCTCCATTCGCTGCTATGAGTGGGATTCACATTATTGCAGGTAAGCCAACAATAGGGGCTGGATTAATGGCCGCAAAGATTAAAGGCAGTAATAAATATGATTACAAGGTTGTTCAATCTGATGAGAAAGCCTGTATCATAGATTTTTACGAGGGTAAAGACAAAATAGGTACTTCTACATTTACTATTGAAGATGCTAAAAAGGCCGGTACAAAAAACATTGATAAGTACCCTAAAAATATGCTGTTTGCCAGGGCAATAAGTAACGGTGTTAAATGGTTTACTCCGGACATATACGATGCACCGGTTTATGTACCTGAAGAAATGCAAGATATTCAAACCATTGAAACGGAAGCCATAGTAATTACCGACCCATTGGAGGGAGTTAAAGCCATTGCCACCATTAATGCCTGCAATGATATTGAAGTATTGGAAGCCACCTATAAATCACTACCAGCAGCAATACAGCGTGATAAGGCAGTAATTGCAGCGGCTAAGGAAAGAAAAGCATTGTTAACCGATAAAACAACTTCAAATGAATAACGAAATACAAATCAGTCTTTACGACTTAACCAAAACCGAACGGGGTGAATTTGTTACGCGTTTAGTGGATAAATTAGATGCAGGGGAAGCCGACCCCCTGCAAGTTCATAAGCAGGTTAAATCTATGGAAGATTTAATTAAGCAAATCACAGCTAACGAAGATTACCGCAAACACTTACTTGACGAAGCCGGTAAATACGGTAAATCATTTGAATTGAACGGGGCTAAGTACCAGGTTAAAGAAGCCGGCACTAAGTATGATTACAGTCAGTGTAATGATCCTGAACTGTACGCCATGCAGCAACAATTAGACGAACTAACCGAAAAGGTTAAGAACAGACAAAAGTTCTTGCAACTTGCACCACCGGAGGGCATTGAAGTATTGGAAGACCAAACAGGCGAAGTTTACCGCATTTACCCTCCGTCAAAATCATCTACTACCACCGTTTCAATCACGTTATCATGAGTAACTTTACCGAATGGCTAACAAGCCAATACGAGCGAATGTGTGACGGCTATCGTATGGCATTGCACATGGAAATTGAGCATAGCATTAAGATATGGGGCAATCCATTACCTGAAGATGTTAAGGTATATTTAACCGCTTCGTTAAAGGACATTAAAGTACCTGAAATGGAGCGTTGGACTGGTGAGCGTACCGGTACAATGGAAATATTCAATTCAACAAGAAAACCAAATTACGCTGCAATATTGCAGGAAGCTAAAAACACAATACAATGATACAATTAACATTAATTGGACAATTAGGTAAGGATGCCGAGGTACGTGATGCCGGGCAAAGCAAAGTGATTAACTTTTCAGTAGCGGTAAGTACCGGCTACGGAGATAAAAAGACCACCACATGGGTAGAATGTGCCAAATTTGGCGAAAAAACCGGAGTAGCTGAATACCTCAAGAAAGGTACTAAAGTATATGTAAGCGGTGAGCCATCGCTTCGAATATGGGAAAAAGACGGCAAGAACGGAGCGGCGTTAAACCTACGAGTACAAGAGATTGAGTTATTAGGCAGCAAGGCGGATGCAACGCAACAATTACCAGAGCCATCAGATAAGCCAGACGGACTTCCTTTCTAAAACCAACATACACCGACCCGGCGGTATATCCGGGAACTTTTACTCATGAAAAAATAAAGTTGTTTATTTTTTTGTAAATTAATTACACTTTAAATAAAGTTGTTTATATTTGTACAAAATAAACATACTTTTAAAATGAAAACACAAGTATTAATGAAAAGAGAGTTATTTGGCGTAGAAATTAGCCAGCAAAGTAAAACAGAGTTTTTTTCTGTTACAGAATTGGTAAAAGCTGGAAATAAATATAGAATCGAAAATGATTTATCTCTTTTTGACTATTCTTCATATATTAAAACAAAAGGATTTATTGAATTTAAAGAAGAGTTACAAAAAAAATATGGGAATGTTTTGGTGTCTGGTAAAGGTAGAGGGAATAATTCATGGGCGCACCCACTATTATTCATAGACATTGCATTAGCCATTAACCCAAAATTAAAAGTAGAGGTTTATGAATGGCTTTTTGATAATTTAATTAAATACAGGAATGATTCTGGTGATTCATATAAAGAAATGGCTGCTGCAATTTATCTACGATATCAAAATAAAAGGGAGTATCCGAATTATATACAAAAGGTTGCAACTTTTATTAAATCTGAATTAAAGGTAACTGATTGGCAAACAGCAACTGAATTACAATTAAAAAAAAGAGATCATATTCATAATTCAATTAGGCTTTTATGTAATGTTTTAAACAATACAGACGAAGCTGTAAGATTAGGAGTTTTAGAAAATATTAATCAATAAATATATAAACAGCCATGACAATTAAAGAATACCTACACCGAAAGTACACCTTGCTAAACACACCGGCTATCATTAACAATACCGGACATCACAGAATCTATAACGGCCAACTGATTGAGGAAGCTAAGTTTAAGAAAATGTTTGCGCTACCTATTTCAGTCATCCACAAAAAAGAAAACCCAGATAACCGAAAAAAATATTTAGGAATATGAAAATTAAACTACAAGACTATTCACTTATTAGCAATGAGTGGGTAGAGACTCAAATAAATGTTGTTAAAGGATTAGATGGTATTTTAAACTCTTCAGATAGTAAAGCAATATTAAATGTTTATGATTTAATTAAACAACAACTAATACTATCTGAAAAGTTAGCTGAAATTTCTTTTAATACTGGATTTAATTCTGGAATGGAATTATCTAAACAAGAGTTTTTAAAATCTGAAATAGAATTATTATGACACAGAAAAAAGGCGCAAACGTAATTTCAGCCGTCCACCATCTTAAGATGGCTAAAGAGTTCTTAGAGGACTTTTGCAGGCAACATAAGGCATCCATTGGCGAAAGGTTATTCAAGCAGTACATCCACAAAATAGACTGGATATTCCGGGACATGGTTACTTGTAATGTTGTGGGTGAATTTGTACGTGAGGGGATTAAAAAAGAGATTGCCAGTGATGTGTTTTCCGTACCGGCAATCATGGAGAAAATCGCATTACTTAACCCGGAACAAAGGGATGGTATGGAGCAAGTAATTGACGCGTTATTGAAAGGCGAAAAAATAGAAGTTAAAATGTATGAAGGCACATATATACAAGGATAATAAATTGGAAAAAATTGAGTATCTAAGTAGTCACGATACTTTGACCCCTAAGGCTAAGGAACGGCTGAAAGGAATATTAACTTACCTTTCACGTTTAGCCGAAAATGGGCATGGAAATTATTTTGTTGAAGTTAAAATTGATAAAAATGAATAACAACCTAATCGAAGAAGTAGCTGTACACATATACTACAAATTCAGCCGGATAATTGCCAATACAGCTATTATTAAGCAATGTTGTTATGCTCATATAGAGTTGATGCAGCGTGATGCTACCAAATGTAAGCAGTTTGAATTCTATAACCAGGTAAAAGAAAAGATCAAAGCGTTATGAACTTTAAGCAACTATACCAACAAGCGCACGAGCATAACTTCAAACGCAAGTACCCGGAGGCATACGCTGATGGGCATTACGCACCTCCAAAAATACCAAAGTATAAAACGGCGAATGGCTTAACAACTTTTGTTACTAACTACCTTAATTGGTTAGGACACTTTGCCGAGCGCACCGCAAACATGGGCGTACCTACTCGAAAAAAGATACCCAAGTTCAATATTATGAGCGGTAAATTAGAGCATTTGGACGGCGGTATTGAGTGGCGAAAGGGAACGGGAACTAAAGGAACATCCGACATTAAAGGGCATATTTGCAACCCACGACATCAGTTCCCGATACCTGTTTATATTGAGATTAAGATACGTGACAGGCAAAGCGAAGATCAAAAGGAATACGAGCGCAAAGTAACAGCATCAGGTGCGTTGTATGTGATTGTGCATAATCCGGAGGAGTTTTTAGGATTCTTTGAGTATGTGATAAATTTATAGTACGTTTGTATAAAGCATCTGCCAATGCTTATCAATTAAAACTTATTTACCTTAAAGGGGGGAGGGTGGCAGCCCAAACTTCTTTGAGGTTTTTTATTTTAAATTATAAACCAAAAAAATGAAACAATTAAAATTGCTTGAAGACAAATTAGAATTTATTAATGTAGAATCTGTTATTGGCTCTGGTTATGAATTAGATGTTGCAAAATTAGCATTAGAAGATAAAGTTGCTTATAGGGCGGCACGTAAAAATATGCAAATACATTCTGCAATTATTTTAAAAATAAATGATGAATTTAGTGGTTTTTTTACGTATCAAATAAACCATGAAGCAGAAGAATTTTGTTTATTACAATCTGCAATGTCTTTAGATAAAAAAGATAAAAAGATTTACTCTGAAATGGTTAATCATATAATAAAACAAAATACATACGGTTATCCTATGGTAATGACGGTTTCACAAAAACATGATTTAGAATGTCCTAAAGTATTTGAAGCTATTGGATTTAAAGAATATTTAAACCTTAGCGGTTATTCATATATGGTTTATGGTAAATTAGAGCAAGTAAGAATGAAAAGACTTGCACATGCTACGATGACCAATGTGTGGAATTCAACTAAAGGAGATTGGCTAAAAATGAAAAAAGAATGGAATGAAAAAATAGAAGCAGCAGGTAAAAAGCATAATATATTAAACCCTAAATATGCTTCACGTGAAGGAGCATGGATGGGGGATAATGGTATGTCTAATGTTGTTTTAGCTTCACAAACAATTGAAAACGGTAAAATAATTAATAATAAGGGTAAGTCATTTAATGGAAATGTTTCTGTTTTAGATCCGGTTGCATGTGAGGTTATACTAAGGTTTTTTATGCCAAAAGATGGATGCAGAGTTTATAATCCATTTGGTGGAGGGGTTCAATTTGGTTTTGTTACTGGTGATTGTGGTTACGAATATACATCATCTGAAATAAGGCAAAACCAATGCGATGCAAACAATTCAATTTGCAAAGACTTTGTTAATGTTAAATGGATTAAATCTGATAGTTCAAAATTTCATCCTAAACAAAAATATGATCTTGTTTTTACTTGCCCACCATATTACCAAGTTGAAGATTATTTGGATTATGATGGTAAGCCACCTGTTGGGGAATTAAACGCAATCCCGACTTATGATGAATTTAGAGATACATTATTTCAAGGTTACAAAAATGCAATTGAAGCCTTAAATGATAATTGTTTTTTTGTTGTAATGACAGGCGATAGTCGTGATAAAAATGGTGCTTATTATGGATGCGAGGCAGAACATGAAATATTTTTTAAAGAACAAGGATTGCATATTTATAATAAAATAGTTTATTTGGAATGCGAGTTTACAAGATTAGCTCATGCCAAAAGAACATTACATTATCGTAAATTTCCAAAACGTGAACAAAAAATACTTATATTTTATAAAGGTGATATGACTAAAATAAAAGATAGACATATTAATATTGGAAGATTATGATAAGAGAATATTCTAATAAAATTTCATTAACAAAAAATGATCGTGGTATCTATTCACTGGATACCACGATTGGATGTTCAAGTGGATTAAAAAATAACAAAAACGGTTGTTATAACGATTGTTATGCTGCTAAATCTGCTAAATTATATGGTTATGATTTTAGCAAAACAGTATTAAGATATTTTATTAATAAAAAGCATGAAAGGGATATAATAAGACAAATTAATAATATAAAATTACCATTTATAAGAATAGGTACAAGTGGAGATCCATCTGAAAACTGGGAACATACTTTTAATATTATAGATATTATAAAAAAATCAAATAAGCAAATTGTTATAATTACTAAACATTGGGAACTTTTAAATAATAATCAATTAGAAAAATTAAGTAAATTAAATATTTGTATAAATACATCTGTATCTGCACTTGATAATATTGATTTATTAAATAAATGTTTAAATGAATATGAAAGAATAAAACCATATTGTAAATCAATTCTTAGAATAGTATCATGTGATTTTAATTTAAATAATAGTAAAGGATTTGAACTTTCATTAATACAAAAATCTTTATTTAAAAATGAAGATATAATTGATACAGTGTTAAGAGTAAATAAAAATAACCAATATGTAAAAGAAGAAATAATAAACGTACATAAATCTAAATTTTTAGGAAAAAATTGTTTAATTAGCAAGTATAATAAAAAAACGTATTTTGGTAAATGTTCAAATTGTATTGAAATGTGTGGAGTTAATATAAACAATGATAAATACACTTATGCAAATACAATTATAAATCAAATGAAATTATTTTAGTAATTTCGCATTAATCAATTCGTAAATGTAATTGCGGTATATTTACGAATTTATTGTTTAATATTCATTTATTAAACATACCCCTTAGCCGCAATCTAAGGGGTTTTTAGTTTTATGGAAAAAGAATCTTACTACTTTTCGCACGATAGTAATGCCAGGAATGATGTTAAAATTATTAAACTTCGTAGGCAGTTAGGTTTGGAGGGGTATGGGCTTTATTGGTGCTTAATTGAAATGTTGAGGGAAACACCTGAATATAAACTTCACATTGATACTATTGATGACATTGCATTTAGTTTAAATATTAGCAAAGAAAAGGTTGACACCGTTATTAAATGCTATGATTTATTCACTGTTGATGAAGATAGGTTTTTTAGTGAGCGGCTTATTCGAAGTATGGAGAAATACAATACCACTAAGAAAAGGCTATCTGATGCCGGTAAAAACGGAGCATCAAAGAAGCACAATAAACAAATTAATAACGGCAAAATTGAAGTAGTATTATGATTAGCCAAGAAACTATTGACCAAGTTAAAGAACGGGCTAAAATGGCTGAAATATTATCTTTGTTTACTTCTGTAAAGAATAACGAAGCGTGTTGCCCTATTCATGCAGAAAAAACACCATCTTTTAAGATACCTAAACATGACGATACAAAAGGGAAATGTTTTGGTTGCGGCTGGTCTGGTGATGTATTCGATTTAGTCGTTACGGTTAATAAGCTAACATTTTACCAAGCAGTAAAGTTTATTGCAGATTTTTATAATATAGAAGTTGAAGACGATAACAAGCCAATAGTTAAGCCAATTGAAAGACTTGAAAAAATAGAAAAGAAATATATTGACTGGTTTGAGAATAGGGGAATATCTAATAATACCTTACTTAGATTTAACATTACTCAATCCATTGAATGGATGCCACGTAATAAGGCAGAAACGCCAGTAATTTGCTTTAATTATTACCGAGATGGGGAATTAGTCAATATAAAATTTAGAGGGGCTCAAAAGGACTTTAAATTGCATAAAGACAGCGAATTGATATTTTACAATTTAGATGCCATCAAAGACGAAAAAACTTGCATTATTGTTGAGGGCGAAATTGATTGCTTAAGTCTTTATGAATCTAATATTTATAACGTGGTATCAGTGCCAAATGGCACTACTCCTAAAGGAGATATGAGGTTAAAATATTTAGATAATTGCTATGAGTACTTTTCAGACAAAGAAAAAATAATCATTGCAACAGATAATGACGAAGTAGGTAAAAGGCTAAAAGACGAATTAGTTAGGCGGTTAGGCAAAGAAAAATGCTTTTATGTTGAATATCCAGAAAATTGTAAAGATGCTAACGATGTGTTAAAATTATTAGGTAAAGAAGCCGTTAATAAATTAATTGAAACATCAAAGCCTATACCTATTGAGGGAGTAGTTGACAGCAATAAGATTGAGCATGATTTATTAGATTTTTATAAAAATGGCTACCCTAAAGGAACTAAAATAGGTATTAAAGGATTAGATGACCATTTACAATTAATTGAGGGGCAATTTACCACTATAACGGGTGCGCCTGGACATGGCAAAAGTGAATTTACCGATTATATTTTAGCTTCAACTGCATTATATTCTCAGTGGAAGTGGGCTATATGCTCATTTGAAAATACGCCTGCATCTTTTCACGCTACTAAATTGGCTGAAAAATTAGGCGGCAAAGCATTTGATTACAGAAAAGACCCATTAAATAGGTTAAGTGAGTTTGATTTAGACCTAATACTGCCATTTATTTCAAGTAATTTCTTTTTTATCAATACATCCGAAACTGATATAACTATAGACGGAATAATAGCCAAAACAGCTGAATTGGTTAAAAGAAAAGGCATTAACGGCTTATTAATTGATCCATGGAATTACATTGAACATAACATACCAATAGGCACCAGTGAAACAAATTATATTTCAGAGGCACTAACTAAAATTAAACGTGCTGCAATGAAATTAGGTATTCATATTATAATTATTGCACATCCGGCAAAGCTGCAAAAAATACAAGGAAGTAAAAAATATGAAGTTCCAACCATGTATTCAATTTCAGGATCAGCACATTTTAACAATAAAACAGATAACGGATTAACTGTATATAGAGACTATGAAACCAATACCGTTGAGGTTCATATTCAGAAAGTTAGGTACTCATGGTTAGGGTCTATCGGTGCTATACAATATAATTATAATACATATACCCGTCAGTATCAATTAATTGATGGCATGGCTTAAGCCAGGCTATGGCCAGGCTATAACATGGCTTAAGCCAGGCTATAACATGGCTTAAGCAACCCTTAAGCATTAAAGAAAAGAAAAGAAAAGAAAAGAAAAATATATTACGCATTTTGCCTTTTCAGGCAATGCTAAAAACCCTACCTTTGTTAACCTTAGATTTTAGGCTACCGGAGTAGGGGGATATGCTTCGGTAGCATTTTTTAAATTAACTTTGCATAGTATGACACCCAAAGAACAAAAGTTTTGTGACGAATATCTAATCGACTTAAATGCTGCACAGGCAGCAATTAGGACAGGGTATTCAGCTAAAACAGCAAAAGAAACTGGGTATAAATTGCTCACAAAAGTTCACATTCAAGCCGAAATCAGCAAAAGACGGCAAGAATTAGCGCAAAAAACCGCAATAACTCAAGAATGGGTATTGAATAACTTTGTAGAACTGCATAAAGACGCAAAAGATGCGGGGGATTTTCAGGCAGCTATAAAAGCCAATGAATTAGTAGGAAAACATTTAGGCTTCTTTGAAAAGGATAACGACCAGTCTAAAACATCTATCTCGATTAATTGGGCGGAAACCAAAACGTATGAAGCTAAACATTAAGCAATCTTTAGCGATTGATTATTTAGAAGATAAAACAACAACCGAAATACTTTATGGTGGTGCAGCCGGTGGCGGAAAATCAATATTAGGGGCGTATTGGTTGCTTAAAATGTGCTTAAAATATCCGGGTACAAAATGGCTAATGGGTAGAAGCGAATTAAAAACCCTTAAAGAAACTACCCTACAATCTTTTTTTACCGTTGCTAAGATGCAAGGGCTTTCAGCCGGGATACATTACAACTTTAATCAGCAAAGCAATCAAATAACATTATTCAATCAAAGCGTAATCTTGTTAAAGGATTTATTTTGCTATCCATCCGATCCCAACTTTGATAGTTTGGGTTCGCTTGAAATTACCGGTGCATTTATTGATGAGTGTAATCAGTTAGTAGAAAAAGCAAAAAACATTGTTAAATCTCGTATTCGTTACGGATTAGATGAAAACGGATTAATCCCAAAAATATTAATGACCTGTAATCCGGCTAAAAATTGGACATACAACCAATTTTATAAACCGGCAAAAGAAAGTCAACTTCCAGAGCATAGAAAGTTTATTCAGGCATTGGTTGACGATAATCCGGACATATCCAAACATTACCGTGAAAACTTAGAGGGGTTAGACGAAATAAGTAAACAGCGTCTACTTTACGGAAATTGGGAGTATGACAATGACCCGGCTACATTAATCACATACGATAAAATTATAGATTGCTTTACCAATTCATTTATTCAGCCGGGCGATAAGTACATAACGGCAGACATTGCACGTTTCGGGAATGATAGTACCGTAATAGCTGTTTGGGATGGATTAAAGGCTGAATTATTTCAGTACAAAAAGAAGTCCATTCAAGAAACGGCCGACATAATTAAGCAGCTTCAAGTTAAATACAGTATCCCCAATAGTCAAACAATAGCTGATGAAGACGGTGTAGGCGGTGGCGTGGTAGATATATTGAAGTGCAAGGGATTTGTAAACAATAGCCGGCCATTGATTAACCCTATCACCATGAAAGATGAGAATTACAGCAACCTTAAAAGCCAGTGTTACTATAAATTAGCTGAATTAATTAACGCTTCTAAAGTTTACATTAATTGTGAAAATATTACGATTAAAGAACAAATTATTCAAGAATTAGAGCAAATTAAGCAGTTCAACATGGATAAGGACGGCAAAAAGCAAATAATGCCAAAAGATAAGGTTAAGGAAGTCATAGGGCGTTCGCCTGACTTTTCAGATACTTTGATGATGCGAATGTATTTTGAGTATGCCCCCAAATTCTCCCCCATTGTTGGTTAAAATTATTTGTATCTTTACCAAATAAATTATATAAATGAGTTTATTTAATTCACTTCAATTGTGGGCGGCTCAAAAAATTGGCGCACAAATATTGAGGCAGACTGAAAATACATACCAACGAATTAACCAAGGCACTGTTACATGGCAGGGGGTTGATGCCAGCAAGCAGGTTAAAGACGGCTACAATGGCAATGATATTGTTTACAGCTGCATAAAATTAATAGCCGACAAGGCTAAACTTGCACCATGGTATGAATATAAGGTGGTTGATAAGAAAGCGTACAAGGAATACAGACAGAAAACAGCACAGCCCGATAAGGTAACGGATTGGAAGGGAGTAAAGGCATTGCATACCAAGGCACTTGAATTAGTGGGCAAACAGACTAAGATTAGTGATTTGCTTATTTACCCAAATGCAGATGATACATGGGGCGACCTTATCGAAGCTGCAGTATCATACAAACTAATTACCGGCAATGATTACATTTACGGTAAGACTATCACAGCCGGAGTAAACAAGGGATTACCTAACAGCTTGCATGTATTGCCGGCGCAATATATGCAGATACTTACCAACATGGCAGCGTTCCCGGTGGAAGCTGTAGGGTATGCATTAATGATAGGTAAGATTGTAAACTTCACACGCTCGGAAATATTGCACGATAAATTCTTTAATCCAGACTGGGATGCCAACGGGATGCAATTATATGGATTGAGTCCATTACAAGCGGCTGCAAAGGTATTAACACGCAGCAACCAGGGTAAGGAATACGCTGTTAGTGCTTACCAGAATGGTGGTCCTCCCGGCGTGTTATTCGTAAAGAAAGATCAAGGATTTAACGGTGTTGACTTAACCGCTCAGGTTGACTTAATTAAGGAGCGTTTGAAGCAATACGAGGGAAGTAAGAACGCTAATAAAATACCGGTGAGCGGGTTTGAAATTGGATACCAACAAATTGGACTTAGCCCGGTGGATATGGACATACTCGATGCAGAAATCTTCGACATGAGAGCCATTTGCAATATTTACGGAGTTCCATCGCAGCTATTAAACGACCCTAACAATAAAACATACAACAACCAGGCGGAGGGCGAAAAGGCATTAACTACTCGTTGTGCATTGCCGCTGTTAACCGCTTTGCGTGATAATTTTAACAGAAAATTAAATAACGATTGGAATAATGGAAGCGATACCGTTATTGACTTTGATTTGAGCGTTTATAGCGAATTAGAGGGCAATAAATTAGAACAAGTTAATTGGCTCGAAAAGTCATTATTGCCATTATACCGCCGCTATGAGATATTAGGGGAATCAGTGCCGGAGTGGATGGACGAAGCGACTCGTAACACCATCTTAGTGCCAAGCGGATACCAGCCATTGGAGGAAACCTTAATGCCAGTTCCTGACCTACAAAATCCGTACAATGCTACGCCATAGCACATTTGACAAATATTATAAATCGATCGTAGCAAAGCACGATGCGAAGATGGCAGCGCAGTTACGCAAACAGATTGAAGCCGGTATTGACAACTACAAGTCAAGCGGTGCAATCGGTCAACTACCAACGGAAGGCATTAACGATGCTATTACTGAATTGTTTACCGATGCCGCTGTAATGTGGGGGCGTTACGTACAAAAGACACTCCCAAAGGTGGAGGAAAAGAAATCGGAGGGGTTAGATCAGTTTATCAGAATAGTTAAGAAGTTTTTCAGTTACTACTTCATGGACAGGTCGGTAACACAAATTACAGAAACTACCAGGGCGTTTATGCTGCAAGTAATAAACGATGGAATAGACAAAGGATTAGGCGAAGATGAGATAGTTCGTAATCTTAGAGAATCGAACCTAACCAATGCAAGAGCGCGGTTAATTACCCGTACCGAAACAGGCAGGGCAATGAATACCGGTGCAATGCTATCAGCTGCCACTTCAAGGGTAGTAATGGATAAGGTTTGGATTTCGGCGCAGGATAACCGCACCAGACGTTTGCCTCGTGATAATTACGATCATTTGCATATGAAAGGTAAGCAAGTGCCGTACGATGGGGTTTTTATAGTGCCAAGTACGCAAAGCATTGACCTAATGAGTTATCCGGGGGATAGTGCAGGTAGTGCCGGTAATGTTTGCAATTGCCGTTGTACGGTGGCATTTGTACCAAAAAGAGATGCAAGCGGAAATTTGCAATTGGTTGACTTAAACAACCCAACGCAGCGAAATAATATTTATCGTTCAATTGTTTTAAATAATTCATAATTTTACACTATGAAACAATTTACTACCAAGTCGGTTGACAGTAACATTATAGACATAGACACTACAACCAGAAAGGTTAAGGCTGTTTGGTCAACTACTGAAATAATGGATTTGGATAATGATATTATTGCATCAGGGGCGTTCACTAAATCTATTAACGAGAGAGGACCAGGGGGCAAAAATCTTATTTGGTCATTAATTGACCATAGAGCGGACATAAAACATACCATTGGTAAGCCGGAGGAATTATATGTACAAGGCAATCAATTAATTGCGGTAACGCCAATAATTAAAACGGAGGCTGGCGAAGACGCTTTAAAATTATACGAGGCAGGAGTTGCTAATCAGCATTCAATCGGCTTTTCAACTATCATTTCAGATACTAATAAAGATACCGGTGTACGAACTATTAAGGAATTGAAATTATACGAGGGGAGTTTAGTTTTGTGGGGTGCGAATCCTGAAACGCCAACATTAAGCGTTAAGGGGATGCAGCCGGAAGAGGCAAAAGAAAAGGTAACAAAGCGGTTAGATTTACTATACAAGGCCTTTAAAAATGGTAAATTTACCGATGACACATTCAGTCTAATAGAAATAGAAATAGAACAGCTAAAAAAAGCAATTATTGACATTTCAGCGCAACCCGTAACAACAGTTGAGCCCGATAACAGTAAGCTAATTGAAGCTATCAAAACTTTTAATAACACTCTAAAAAATAAATAATGAGTTTAGAATTAGAAATCAAAGGGATGGCAGATACCTTAGCTGCTATTCAGGCAAAAGCTGAAAAGTCTGGCACTGACAGCGCAGAAGCTGTAAGACTTGCCAACGAGTTTAAAGGCAGATTGGATAACGGCAATTTCGCTAATGCAGGCGATTTAGCTACCTTAAAGAGCGAAATGCAAGCGCAATTTGACAATCTTGCTACAGAGCAAAAGAAAGGCACACCGTTAGAGCCAGTTAGCTTTAAAAGCGAGTTAGCTACCAACATGAACGAAGCTAAAGAGGGCTTCGAAAAAATGTTGCGTGAGGGCAAAGGTTCAAGAGTTGATTTTGAACTAAAGGCCGTTGGCGATATGACTTTCGCTAACAACTTTGCAACAGCAGACAGTTCTGTAACATTTGTTAAGCCTGGCATTATCGAACTTCCAAAGCGAAAACTTCACATTCGTGAATTATTGCAAGTTGGTGGAATGGGCAATAAATCTAACTTCGATTTCGTAAAAGAGATTGTAGGCGAGGGCGCACCGGCTTCAATTGGTGAGGGCGCTACTAAGCCGCAGTTCGACTTAGATTTGCAAGAAAGCAGCGTAAAAGCTGAATGGATTGCAGGTTGGTTAAGAATTAGCCGCAATATGTTGGATGACGTGGAGGGTATGACTACATTCTTAGGTAGCCGCTTACCTGAATTGTTACTTCGCGTAGAAGATAGCCAATTGTTAAGCGGTACCGGTACTTCGCCGCAGTTAAAGGGCTTGATGACAGCTGGTAACTTTACCGCTGCAAGTTCTGCCGCTACTGTAGATGTAGAGCAAATTATTCAAGCTATCTCACAGTTAGAAAGCGCTGATCGTGAGGCGAACGGTGTATTAGTTAATCCGGCCGATTACTATAACATCATGCTTACCAAGTCTGCAGGATCTGGCGAATATGATTTACCTTACAGCCTTGTTCAAATTGTTAACGGTCAATTAATCATTGCAGGTGTACCGGTGTACAAGTCAACCGCAATGACCGTAGATAAATTCTTAGTTGGTGATTGGACTATGGGGGCAAACCTTATTTTCCGCGAGCCGGCTAAATTGCAATTCTTCTATGAAGACGGTACAAATGTTCGTGAGAACAAGGTTACTGTAAGAATCGAAGAGAGAGTAGCGTTCCCTGTTTACGGTAACGAT